AAAAATTTAAACAATTTTGCTTCGGAAGCCAATAAAAAAGTCCAAGGGCTTACTGATGAGGTTTATGACCTTACAGAAGCAAACAAGGAACTCGCCAAGCAGATAAAAAAAGTTAAAGGCGTTAGCGAGCAGGACATTAAAATAAAAAAACAACTTAACCAACAGTTGCAGACCAACAAGGATCGGATCAAATCTGCTAACCGTGAACGGACAGAAACAATTAAACAGATCACAGGTGAAAAGACTGCTTTTGATAAGTTGACAGATGCCATCAAGAAAGGGAACAAAGAACAGGGAAAACAATCAATGATCCTTGGAAAGCTGCAAGGCGGAATGTCAAACCTGAAAGACAGTATTTCACAAATACCAGGCCCAATAGGGGGAATTGTTTCAGGAATAGGGGGGATGACAAAAGCAGCCTTAAAATTTATTGCAACGCCATTGGGAGCAATACTTGCTGCTTTAGTAGGTGCTTTTAAACTTCTGCAAGGTGCTTTCAAACGTTCAGAAGATAGGATGAACACGGTCAGGGCTGCAACCGCAAAGTTAAGCGGTGTTTTCACGGCATTGCAAAAAGCATTGGAGCCTGTTGTTGATTTTATAGTCGATAACCTTATTGCTGCTTTCGATGCACTTGGAAAGGCTGCCGGTAAAGTTGTTGGTTTTGTTTCAAAGGCACTCGGAAAATTAGGGTTTGAAAAAGCCAGTGCAGCAGTTGAGAATTTCAGCAACAAAGTAAAAACAGCATCTGCACAGGCTGAAGCACTTGCAATAAAAGAAGCTGAACTGAACAATGAGTTAAGGTATGCCAACAAGATACAACTTGAATATCAAAGGCTGGCAGAAAAGCAAAGGCAGATACGGGATGATGAAAGCAAGTCGATTGATGAGCGTATAGATGCAAATAAACAGCTTGGCAAAATACTTGACGAACAACTTTCCAGGGAGCTTGCAATCGCAAACAAACAGGTGGAAGTTGCAAAGATGCGTATTGAACTAACCGGTCGTACAACAACCAATCTCGATGCACTTGCTGAAGCTGAAACAAGGGTTGCCGATATTCGTGAAAGGATTTCAGGGCAGGAATCCGAACAGCTTGTAAATATCAATTCATTATTAAAAGAAAAGGCTGAAGCACAAAAGGCGATAAACGATGAGATAGCAAAAAGCCTTGAGGTAAATTATTCAGATGTAATAGACGAAGAACTTGCAGCAATTGACGATTTTCTAAAATCCGAAAATGAATCCATCAAAAAATCAAATGAAGAGAAAGACCGTTTATACCAACAGGATTTAGAAAACAAAAAGAAAGCCGAAGAACAAAAACAAGTTCTTCAAGATATGGCTTTGAACACTACTTCGCAATTGACGAATACTTTTTTTCAGTGGCAGAATGATCAATACAATTCAGACCTTGAAAACTTACGCGCCAGCTATGACGCAAAAATAGCAGCCTCCGAGGCTTTGGGTAACGATACAACTAAATTGCAGGAGGAATACAGGCAAAAAGAAATAAAGCTGCTAAAAAAACAGGACAAGGCAGCAAGAAGGCAATCGTATTTCAAAATTTTATTAGACACTGCTGCTGGGGTTATGGCAGCGATAAGACAATTCGGGCCTCCACCTTCGCCATTGGGTATTGCTGGTATAGCATCAGCTACTTTAATAGGTGGCGCACAAGCTATAGCTGTTAAAAACACCCCTGAGCCTGTTTACGAAAAAGGAGGGGTGATCGTAAACGGCCCAAGCCATAAACAAGGGGGAGTTAATGTGTTCGGTGACAACGGGCAATATTTCGGGAACGTGCAGGGAAATGAGGCAATGTATGTCCTTAACAACGATGCAACGGCAAAGATTGCAGCACTGAGCCAATTGAATGAAGCTTATGGTGGAAGAAGTTTTGCAACCGGAAGGACGGGAACTTTTGAAGATGGAGGGCAGATGCAGCCTGCGGATCTTGAGCAACAAATAAACAGGACTTTGCAAAATACGCCTATTGTTGTTAATGTTGCTTCGATTGAAACAGGGCTTACAAAATTAAAAGGTGTAAAACAGGCAAAGGTTATATAATGGCAAAGCGTGAAAAACAGATCGAGCAGCGTTCAAAATTCTGCCAGCTTGCAATGAAAGACCCAAAGAAAGCAGCCGGACAGTTAAAGGATTTGGCTATTGGGCTGGAAAATTGCCGGGGTACTCAAGATACTATAAATGCACTTTGTGAAATATTTGCAGTAAGCGAGAGGACAATTTTTAACGATTTGATTCGGTAGTTTCGGAATTATTTTGTAATATTGTTGTAAGTGAATTACTGCATAATACTTCAAACCTTCACAAATAACCTGTCAATTATTTTGATGGGTTATTTTTATTTTGTAATATTGTACATCACTCATACATTTTTCAGCATTCATTGTTTTAGGTAAGGGAAAGCGGCTAAACTACGGGGCCGCTTTTTTTGTTTTTTACTGCAATCATTACATTTTTAAAGCCTTGTTGTTTGACAGGGCTTTTTTTATGTTTAATTTTAACATTATGCCGAAACCAAATACGGGCGAAAGCCGGGAACATTTTCTTAACAGGTGCATGGCAGACAGCGAAGCCAACAGCACTTTTCCTGATAGTTCTCAGCGTTACGCCTTTTGCGTTTCACAATTTGAAACAAAAGCAATGGCAAATAAATTAGACCTTTACAAAAACGTAGGCGAAGAAATAACAGTCGATGCAGTAAGGAATTTCCTTAACTCTCAAAAAGGTGCAGACGTACAGTTTGACATTTCAACACTTGGCGGAGACCTTGGCACAGCCATAACAATCTACGACCTTATAAAATCTTATCCAGGCAAGACAACAGCAAATATTGTTGGATTGACTGCAAGCGCAGGTACAGTAATTGCGATCGCATGTGATGAGGTTGTCATGTCTGACAATAGCCTTTTTTTGATACACAACGGATGGCAGGAAGTAACAGGAAATCGTTTCGACCTTGAGAAAGCAACAAGCGACCTGATTAAAATGGATGCAATAATGGTCAAAGTGTACCATGAAAAAACAGGCTTGCCACATCAAAAAATTTCTGATTTAATGAAAGCATCGGACTGGCTCAGTCCTTCCGAGGCTTTGCAATATGGTTTTGTAGACCGGGTTCAAAATTCCGGTGTCAAAATAGCCGCAAGCGTTATCATCTCAGAGGCGCAAGGGCAAATTAACAAATTATTATTAACAAAACTTGAACAAAAAATGAGTTTAAATCCATTTAAGAAAGCCAATGCACAGGCATCGGTTTTTAATGTTCTCGCACTAAAGGACAACTCTCAACTGCTTATAAATGCAGAAGAAGTTGCAGCAGGTGTTGAGATTGCTGCGCCACTGGGAGCAATGCTCGAAGATGGCGAGTACGAACTTGCAGATGGCCGCAAGATTGTCGTGGCAGGTGGCGTTGTTACTGAAGTAAAAGAAATGGCCCCACCTCCAGCAGGTGAAGTCAATTCTGAAGCTATTATCGCGGCTGTTGCCGATGTTGTTAAAGCAGCTATCCAGCCAATTCAGGCAGAACTTGACACGCTCAAGGCTGCAATGGCAAAAGTTGGAAGCACTCATACGCCTGCAAAGGGAACAACTGTTGCAACCCCAAAAGCCGAGGTTAAAAAAGAAGTCGGACAGATTGGCGAAGATTTGACTTCCCGTATTATGAACAAAATTAAGGAGGAGCGTAAGGCTTAATTGTTATGGCATTGACTTTAACAAATACCAATTACAACGGTGAAGTTTTAGAACATCTGTTCGAAGTAACCGGGGTTGGAAATGAGGTTATCGCCAAGGGCGCAGCTAAACTTCATTCTGATATTTCCACAAAGAAATCGCTTCCAAGGCTTAGCCAAACGGCTAATCCGATAGGTGATTATGTTGCAACTGTTCCAAGTTCCGAAACAGCCACTACAACTTATGCCGAACGTTCACTTGATCCCAAAAGTATGACCGTTTACGAAACTTTCCTTCCAACTACTTTTCACGATGTTTGGAAGAAATGGCAGTCAGTTGGTGATTTTACAAACCTGGAGCTAAATGCAAACCTTTTGAACGCAATTATTAGCGTGTTCGGTGTAGGTATTGGGACGCAGCTTTCAAGGTTGTTTTGGCAAGGTGACACCACACTTGCAGCAGGTAACGCATTGAACAAGTTCAATGGTATCATTACCCGTGCCAGTGCTGATGCAAACGTTATCAAGCCAACACCACAGGGCAATATAACAGCCGCTAACTTCATGGATATTTTAGCAGCAGTTTGGGCCGCAATTCCTGACAAGTACATTGATGATCCTGATTTTGTTCTCCATGTTAACACAACGGATTACAAAACAATGATGAGTGCAAACACAGCGTTGAAACAGGCTTTTGTTGGTGTATTCGGAATGGATCTTGAAACAATGTACCAAATGAAAAAAATCAAGCATTTCCAAGGCTTGACACGTCATTACATTGTAGGTGCAAAAGTAACTGCAGGTGAAGATTCAAACTTGAACTTTGGTTTTTGGGTAGATCCTGAAAGTGAAGATCCAATCGTTGACAGGGTTGCAAATAACTCCCGTCAATGGTTCTTCAGGCTTGATGCCAAGGCTGATGCAAATTACCGTGTTTCTGAAGAACTTGTACTTTATGAACCTGCATAAGATATGAAGAAATTAATCATATTGATATTTGTGGTTAGCCTAGGGTTAGCCGCAAATGCACAAAGATATTTGTATTTTCCTGCAAATGACACGATAAAAGGCGATACCAATTATATTCCTTCTAGTTCAGGGTACAACCTTCAGGACTTAGAAAGCGGAGTGTTTTCATTCACTTTTACAACTTCAGATGTGGCAGATTCACTATCTTTTGCTGGGATTGAATGGCGAAACAACACCAACGATGCATGGACAGCTTATACAGGCAATGGGGTATTGAGTGCAACAACAACAAACGGTCTCCATAAGATTTACATAAGTACACCGCTTGTTGATAGGTTCATACGCATTAGATTATCGTGCGCGTCAGGTGATACTGTTGCAATTACTAATCAAACATTTTTAGGAAAGGTGGATTAATATGGCTACCAATGTAAAAATAGACCAAGGCTTTGCTTTCGATGGTGACGCGATTGTCCAAGGTGGTATCAAGAATTATTTTTATTTGATAAATAAAGAGGATTTTGATGATAACCAAACCTTGACTTTTGACGGAACATCAAACGAAATCACTGCGCTTGTACTTGCATCCGGTACACAAGGATACAAGTTTGAGTCTTCAAAAGGTAGCGCACAGATCATTCCTTCAGCACCTTTCAGGGGCGTTTCTGCAATTGATGGCTTCGACCATACTGTTGATGCACGTATGGTTGAATCTACACAGTTGGGGCTTGACAATATAAAGAAACTAAGGTTTCAGAAAGTTGTTGCAATAGTCCCTCTGATCGATGGCAGGTTTATGCTTTTTGGAAGGCGTGTAGGTTTGAGAATGTCAGACTTCCAAATGATGCCAGGCGATGCCGATACAGGTGGAAGCTACCAAGTTGTAGTTAGAACACCTGAGAACGATCCGCCTGAGATCGATCCTCCACATTATATTGCAAGTACATTTGATATTACTTCACTTGATACACCTGCGGCATAATGGTTGATCCAAAGAATCAAATAATACACTATAAAGGCAAGGTTGTCGATTTTGACAACCTGCCTTTGAAATTACAGGAAAAGTTGCTAATTTTATGGGGTATAACTCCAAAAACAAAAAACAATGACACAACAGACACAAAAAACGCAGCCGTCACAAGCTCAGAAAGCGGAAGCAAAACCAAAACAAGCACCAAAAAATCCAGTAAATAACGAGGATTATTCCAAATACACAGATTTAAAATTCCTCCAGTTGAGCCTTAATGAGAACCCTGATTCTGAAATAAAAATAAAGGAGCAGGATTTGAAAACGCTAAACGAACTTGAGGAAAAAATCAAAAAGTGTTCCGGAAAAGTTCCTGTAAGGACAGTACGGGCAGCAGTAGGGAATGAACAATGTCTTTTGGTTAAAGGCATTCCTGTTCCTGAAAATATCGAAAAAATAATTAAAGAGTGGGAAGCAGCAGGGGTTAAAGGTGCTTACGCTTATTACTTTGGCTAAAAATGAACAACGGGACAACATTACCGGATTTTAGCGGCAACGATGTAAAAGTTGCCGTTAATTCCATTCAACGGACTTTATTTGTTGAACGGCTACATGTTGATATTAAATATCCGGCTGACAAAATTATCCCGTATGATTACGATAACCTATATCCCAACAAAGTAAAATCCATTGCCCAAAGATCAGGGACAACAAGCAGCGCAATAAAAAAACTTGCAGAATTCATAAGCGGTGAAGGGTTTCCTGGAATGGAAACGATTGTTAACCGTGAAGGACAGACACTTTGGGACATATTGAGGTTTGTTGCAGACCAAAGGGCAACATTTAAAGGTTTTGCCCTGCATTTCAATTTTAATATGCTTGGACAGATAATCGAAATAAACCCTATAAATTTTGATTTTGTAAGATGGTCAAAGGATCTAAAATCATTTGTTGTATGTTCTGACTGGCAAAGAAGGTCAAGGCGTGATTATGAATATTACCAACCTTTCTGGCCCGAAAACGTGCTACATGAAATGCAGGAATGCGGTAATATCTCAGAATATAAAGGGCAGTTGCTTTATTGTATCCCAAATATGGCGGATTATTATACAACCTGCACATGGGATTCTGTTCTTGACGATGCACAGTTTGAGGCAGAGGCGAAACTTTATAGCCTTTCAAGCATCCAAAATGATTACAGTCTTGGAGGTTTTACTGTATTGCCAAAAGGTTTGACTTCCCAGGATCAGATTGATGAATACAAAAAAGAACTCCAAAAAGACAAAGGTTCGGCAAATGCAGGTGGCACCAGGGTATTCAGTATAAATCCATCCGAACAATTAACAAATTGGAAGTTTTTCTGGCCCGTGTCCCGTAACAACATTGATAACCTGCACAAAAACCAACTTGAGACAGCTAAATTCAATATTTACGCAGCATTCAACCAGCCACCTATACTTTCAGGAGTGGCAACAGGCGGAATGTTCAATCAAGAATCTTTTGCAGATGCTTTCCATTATTATAATACGGCAACCGAAACAGAAAGAAAAGAAACCGAAAAAGAACTAAACAAGATACTTAAATATAGTGTTTGGTCTAATTTGGGACAGGTACAAATTAAGGAAAAGACTTTTGCACTTAGGGCAACAGGCGAAGCAGTACAAGCACCAGCAGCACCACAGGCAGAAGTAAATGAGCATATCAAGAAACTTTCAGGGCGTGAGATGCAGGGTTTCAAAAGGATTATAAGGGACTTTAACAAAGGAGAGACAACTTTTGACCAAGCAGCACAATTGTTAAAAACAGGCTATGGACTTGACGAAGAACAAATAAAAGTTTGGCTTATAAACGAGGAGGAAATTTAAATGGCTGAAGCTGCACTCATAACAATAAGCGATGTTTCAACTTATAGAAGGGTTGATCCTAAACTCAATTCCGATAGGTTCAATACCTACGTTATGGAAGCACAGAGGACAAACCTTCGCGGCTTACTTGGTGATGCGCTTTATTATGCTTTAATGGCAGATGATAGGATAAGCGGAATTTATGCCGATCTTCTTAATGGCAAATCTTATGTTTATGAAAACCAAACAATCCAATATTACGGACTGAAACCTGCGCTTTGTTATTGGTGGCTTGCTATTTTTGCCCGTGAAGGCGAGCAGTTCAATGCCAATGTAGGGGCAATACAATTTGTTGACAACCCTCAGCAATACTTCCAAAGCGCAAAACAAAAAGAAACTTTGGCACAGCAATACCTTGAAACGGCAAACGACTATGCCAATGGGATCATAAAATTCCTGAATGAAAATGCAGACGATTACCCACTTTGGGAAACAGATACAGAGAAATCAAGTGTTAACTTTTTTACTTTTAGGTTATGAAAGAAGAAAACGAAGAACAGGAACAGTTGCAGGAAGGACAACAGGCAAGTGTTGAAAGTGATGATGATGCACCACAGCCTAAACCTCCAATAAAATGAAAAAAATAGGATTAATATTGCTTTTATTATCGTATTTGCCAATGTTCTTTTTATGTAAAGACTGTGATATTCGGGGGATTTATGACAGCATTTACGCAACATTGACAACGTTAGGAATTGCAGTATTTTTGCTAGGTGATTATTTAAAAACAAAAGAAACGCTGTACGTGCCAGCAGCAATATTATTCGGTGTTATAAGCATAATATTTTTATTGAATACTTTATTGGATAGTTTTTATGAGACTTATAAACCGGTTTTATTAATTATCATATCAATATTGTTATGTTATGTTTTATATTGCTCCAGGTCGATATGGCAACGATAATGTGGCTGATTCCAATAATAATTTCAATTGTTGGATCTGCTGTAGCAATAGTTTCTGTTTTACAGACTAAACGGAAAATGCAGATCGAAAATGAAGATAAAATGGCTTCAAAAAATTATGTAATAGAAAAAATTGATAAGGTCAATACCGATCTTAATAACCTTAAAGAGAATTTCAAGCAGCATAAAGATGACAATGCCAAGGATAAGGAAGAACTGAGAGAAGGATATAAAACAGAATTTGAATATATAAAGCAATTTTTAGTCGATATAAAAGAAGACCTTAAAATAATAAAACAAAAATCAGCTTAAACAATGAACAACATTAGCGACCATATAACCTATTCTGAAGCGACTAAAAGCCTGACGGCAATGCGAGAGGGTATCAACAACACTCCCGACGAACAACAGCTTAAAAATATGCGCCTTTGGGCATATAATATTTTTGAACCGATGCGCGCATATTTTGGCCGTCCCATTAAAATAGCTTCTTTTTTCCGTTGCCGTGACCTTAACTCATTAGTTGGCGGTTCATTGACTTCCGACCACATGCAAGGTTGCGCTGCCGATATTGACCAAGATCATAACAATGAAGGCCCGACAAATGCAGAGATATTTTTTTATGTTTTGGATTACCTGGAGTTCGACCAATTGATTTGGGAGCATGGCAATGACAATTCCCCGGATTGGGTTCATATAGGATATAGGCACGGGGCAAACCGCGGACAGGTATTGAGGAAATATCCAAACAAATCAGGGTATCATTTTTGGGAACCACGTAAAAACAAAGACAATGTTTAAAAAGGCTTGGGATTATATAGATGGCCATAAGACCATAATATTTATGACTGCTTCTACCGTGCTGCAGCAAATGCAAAATTATGAAATAATCCCGGATAAGAAAGGTTGGAATTTTGCCATCGGTCTGACAATGACTTTAGGCGGAGGATCGTTGGCTCATCATATTAAAAAAACGATAAAAAATGAAAAAAGAAGACGTTGACAAATTGGTACAGACACTCGAAGACGGCTTAACAGTTTTTGAAGATGTCATGGAAGCGAAAAAATCTGATGACAAGATTACGTTTGCAGAAGGCGGAATGCTTGTTGTAAAACATGGCGGAAAAGCCATAAGGCTTATTTCATCATTGAACGAATTATGGGATGAGGTCGTTGACCTTGATGGAGAAGAAACAAAAACAGTTGCAGAGATTGTTGCAGAGCATTTCGGGACTTCCGAAGATGTGAAAACAGCAATTGAGAATATTGCTACTGGTGCAGGTTATTTAAACCAGGGCATACAGGAGTTGGTCGCTTCCAAAAAAGGTTAGCGTTTTCATTGTTTTAAGTTGGGCCCTGAGAGATCAGGGCTTTTTTTTTTGAAAAAAATTTCAAAAAGTCTTGCACGAATGAAAAACTTTTCATATCTTTGATTCAACATAATACTTAAAACAATGATACGAAACGAAACAAAATGCCAATGCTGCGGAATTACTTATATTAATTCTGATGAATGCCCAGAGTGTGGATATGACGAAGATTTGGCAACAGTATCAGACTACTCTTATAATATGCTTCTTGAATACCAGACCGATGAAATGCGTGCTATATTCGAGCGCAACCTATCAGAAAGCGAATTACAGGAAATAGAAAACCATTTTAACAATTAAAGATATGAAAGACTTAAAAATTACTAAAGGAGAATTTATATTAGATTGGTGGAACTCAGATCGTGTAGATTTGAGAACTATAGAAAATAAAATATTAGCAATAATAGAAACAGATTTCATAAATAAACCTCAAACTCCTTTTGTTGAGCTTGAAGCTAATGCAGAATTATTCAAAGATTCAATTGAAACAGCAAACAAATGCAACCTACTACCTTCAGAACTATTGGAGCAAAGGAATGAGCTTTTGAAAGCATGCAATAAATTAATATCTGCATCAAAAGTATGTAAAGATTATATAATAAAATATAGAGAAGCATTTGAAGAAATTAAACAAGCAATCAAAAAAGTACAACAATGAACAACTATAAAAAAACAATCGAAAAAAGGATTGCAGAGCTTGAAAAAGAACTTAACTCATGTGTTTGGCATACACTGGAAACCTACATCAAAGGAAAAATTGATGCCTATAAAGCAGCATTGAAAGATATTGATGAAGGGAGGGTTTAGCCATGATAACAACCAAACGGGACATAATAACAGGCTATATTGAAGAACATTTTAGCCGTTGCACCTATCACTATAAATGCTTTCTATTTAGGTTTTATTTTAATATGCCTGAAATTGAATTTATAGATATGGTTCAAAGCACATTTAAATGGAAACTTGACCCGATAAGAAAGAACCAATATTTAGTGAGATGAAAAAAGTTATAAAAATAATTAGCGTATTAATATTTATAATATTATTACCATCATGTAATTCAAACGAAATTGAACAATTAAAACATGAAAATAAGAAACTTCAATTTCAAATAGATTTACAAAAAACTAGAATTGAACAATTGGAAGCAGATGTTCGTGAACTCGATAAAAAAGATAGTGTAATGATTTCACAAATGTTTAGATTAGTACAACAAGATAACAAAACACTTGAATTAATAGAATTAATAGCTTTACATTAAATGATCTATATAACCAAAGAATCAGGCTTACGTATCCAGGCAAAAAATTTTGAAGATGCACAAAGGCAGACAACCGAAGAAGTAATTGGACAGCTAATCGAGGAAGGGGAAATAATAAACGGAAAGGCTGTAACAACTGTGAACTACGAAAATATAAACTAATGAAAACACTACTAATTATAGCAACCATACTTTTGGCTTCATGCTCAACACCAAGCATGTTGACAACACCCGACAAAGATGACAGGCTTATAATAGAAGTAAAGCAATCGCATTTATTCAGGCAAAGATATTACTACAAAGTAGTTGACGGTTACGGAAAACCTGCTCCCCGTGTTTGGGAATATTCTGATACGCTAAAAAAAGAAGGCAATATTTTAATCTGTCAGGATGGTTACTAATACAATTGAGATACTCGCAATACCATTTGCAATGATCCTGGTCGGATTAATTTGGATGATATTGAAAAAATATTTTGATAAATGAAAAAATTTTCATAAATTTAAAACTTAAAACTTGAAACAATGAGCAATTTACCGGAAAAGATTGATCCAAAATCTATAAAATGGGATGAATTACAATCTTATAACCTGCATGAGAAAGCAGCAGAAAAGCTAAGAAAATTCATGCTCAACCAAAATCCGCAATATTCGTGGATAAAAAAACACCCCCTTTATAAAAATGAATATCTGCCAATCGACAAAGTTGAATTTCTTTTGACTGTTTTCTTTGGGACTTGGAACGTAGAAATCAAAAACACTTTCCAAATTGCAAATTCTGTTTGCGTTATTGTAAGGCTTCATTACAAAAATCCCGATACTGACCAAATGGAATACCAGGACGGGGCAGGGGCAGCACCAATGCAAGTTGATTCAGGATCAAAAGCAATGGATTCAACGGCAATAAAATCTAACGCTGTAATGCTTGCTTTGCCTATTGCTGAAACAAATGCCGTGAAGGATGCAGCCGACAAAATAGGCAAAATCTTCGGGCGTGACCTTAACAGAAAAGACACACTTGATTATGATGTGTTAGTAAAAAACTTTGATGGTGCAACTTTAACTGAGAAATAAAACAATGAACACAACTTTAACAGACGAACAAAAACAGGCTAGGCTTGGAATGTTCACAGGATCAGAAATCCACAAACTCATGGGAGCGCGTGGACTTGGTAAAACAGGCGAAACCTATATCTTTGAGAAAGCCGCCGAATTTTTGACAGGCGAAGCAATAAAGCCTGAGTTTACAAGTGCTGCAACTTCTTGGGGAATCGACCACGAGAAAGAAGCAAAACTTTACTTTGAGGCAGCAACAGGCAACAAAGTAATTGAAGTCGGGACAATTTCAAACGGTATTATTAGCGGTACACCTGACGGCAAAATTGAAAACACAACAACAGGCTTTGAAATAAAATGCCCTTTCAACTCAGGCAACCACCTGAAAAACCTTTCTATGAACTCGGCAAAAGATTTGCTCCAGTTAAGGCCAGAATATTACTGGCAATGCGTCGCCTATATGTGGCTTACAGGTTTTCAATCTTGGAAGTTCTGCTCTTATGATCCACGCTTCAAAGAAGAAAAACGGATGCTTATACTTAACCTGGAGCTTGCTGATATGGATCTTGAATTTATGCAGGCCCGCGTAAAAGAAGCGCGCGAAATTTTTGAAAGTATAATTAAAAAAGTGGAGGTTTAAAAATGGGACTTGATACAACACACAATTGCTGGCATGGATCATATAGTTCTTTTAATTCATTTAGACGTGAATTATGTTGTCAGATTGGAATTAATTTATATGATCTTATTGGATATGGAGGAAATAAAATGCACGAAGAAAATATTCAGCATGATATAATGCCATTAATTAATCATTCTGATTGTGATGGTATTTTAACAGTTGAAGAAAGTAAAAAAGTATTAAAAGGACTTTATATTATATCTTCAAATCTTGATGAAAAAAAACTTGATAATCCAAGTTATTTCAAAAGTAAATTATATCAATTTATTGGAGGATTAGAATTAGCAATTGATTTGAATGAACCTGTTGAATTTCAGTAAGATGACAAACGAACAAATAAAACAAGAACGCGAAAAGATACGCCATGAGGCTATCAACAACGCAAAGGCTTACCATGCTGATATTGATGCAGCCTATTACGAAAATAAAAGCCTTGAGTATATCCTTGCGTACTGTCATCCGATTGAACGTAACGACTTTGAATTTAGGCTTCAGAAACTAAAAAAACAGGAGGACAATAACAATGATTAACTCATACAACCTTTTCCTGTTGCTAACAATAGCAACAATTATCAGCCAGCTTACACATACCTGGTTTGTGTTTGACAGTTTCAGCCGCCTTAAGGGTTGGCTGAAAACTTCCCAGTCAATTATATTCTGCTCAATATTGTCCGTTGCAATATTTGCCTTTGTTATAATAGGAAAGCCGCGCCTTGCTTTGCTTGGTGCAATAGTTGAGATTATAATAAACATCTATTATTATGCAATGGATTTCTTCGAGAACGGGATCAGGGCCCGCGTCCATAGGTCAACGGCAATAATTACTTTTTGGCGCAAGAACTGGATTGCCATTTTTTTTGGTCTCCTGCTCCCGATGCTGATATATATTTTCGCAAAACAAATGATTGAACTTAAACCTTAAAACAAATGCGCGGAAACATACCATTTGAACCAATAATTGAGCTTCCTGAATTTGAACGGGAAAAAATGATGTTCCTGAACAACGAAGCATGTAAATTTAAAGGTATCAATAAACTGATCCCTTTTACAAAAACAAGAAAACTTCCTGTATCTTATATAAGAAAAGCTGTTTATTTGGTCTATTATAACCATAGAAGCAAATCATCTTCATTTCAAAAGATAGGAAACTTCTATAACCAAGACCATTCAACTGTTACTGTTGCTATAAAAAGCGCAAAAAATCTTTTGATGTATAATGATTTTTGTGAAATAGTTGACCATCTTGAATGTAAATATTTTGAAAAATTTGAACTTATGAGGGAAGGCGTTTTCTATAACAAATTTCGCATAACAAACGAACTCAAAAGGCTTGCATTTCTAGGTTTTTAATTGTAAATTACATATCCTTTTTAATCCCGGTCAATATGGCAAAAGCTATCCAAGAACAAAAGATAAGCGTCTTTCCTGACGCTTTCTCTACCAAACAAACAAACATAACACTAAGCAAATACTTTGAAGGGATACAGTCCGGCAAAGGGCAGGATGAGGTCATTTCTTACCGTGCCGATCCGGTTCCTGA